CAGGTCTTCCCGCCAATAATAGGTTAGGGAAGTCACCTTTCTTTTTCCATGTACGGGCATCCTCAGTAAATTTAGTTTGCCCTACAATCTCTTCAATCTTTTTTGGTCTGTATTTTTCTGTCCAATTCATTTTCTTCATCTCCTTCTAATACCCCTTTTCCTTCACAAGCGGGGCAACTCATTTCGATAGCCATTCCTGAGCCATCACAGTAATTGCATTTTTTCATCCTTAACACCAATAATACAATCAGCCGTCATCACATAACTAGCCACACTAACTGCTGCCTTTAGTGAAGACTTTACTACATCAACAGGGTCAATAATTTGCCCTAATATAACCCAATCTCTACTTCTCCCATCATACTGATAACCTGCTTTTAGGTTATCTAATACAAGTTCGGGCTTAACAGTTTGACCCGTTAAATTGTAATATAGTTTGTTAAATACGGAACGCAATGCTACAATAAATGCCTTAGTAATTTCATCACTATCAAACATAAGAGCCGATGCTCCGTAAAGAGCAAGTCCACCACCTAGAACAACTCCGTTGTTTAAAGCGGCTCTAGTAGCATTTAAACAATCATCAATTCTATCCATTTTATTTCTAATTTCTTGTTCAGAAAGTCCGTAAATATAAATAACTGCACCACTTCCTTTAATTCTTGAAATTCTATCTAGATATTTCTTTTCATAAAATTCATTGTCAGTTAAATTCATGTCTTCTTCAATTGCGTTTAGTCTTTTCTTTATCAATTTGTCATCTTTTTCAAACTCTACAAATGTCGAATAATCTTCTGTTACGGTGGCAACTCCACAAGTTCCCATATCCTCTAGAGATACATTCTCTAACTTCATATTCAAACCTGTATCGAAAAAGTTTCCACCTGTTAATGTAGCCAAGTCACCCATTCTATCATCCTGCCAGAATGAAATGTCTTCCGCTTGTAAAATACAGGCATTAATGTTACCATTCATTTGATTCATCAGGTACGAATTTATTACAGGTAAAGTTACAGACTTTAGCATGAAAATAATAGGTCGTTTTTCCTCAACAGAAATCTCCAATGCAGGTAACAATTCTGAGAAATTATTTACGTCAGTATTTGAGAATACTAGAAGTGGATTCTCAAAGTTTTTCTTCTTACCCATTACTCTAGAAATAAGCGGACTAATATATCCCTTCTTACTTTCATACCCATCTGTAACTTTGTATTCATCTTTACCGTAGGGTGAAGGTTCGATTGTGATAATACCCTCTCGACCAATTTCTTTAATTGCCGAAGATATTAGTTTCGCAATCCCTTCATCATTGTTAGCACTAACAAGAGCGACTTCATACAAGTCATCAGACTCAATATCAATCTCTCTTTTCATTACATCTAAAGCAGCCAAAGTTTGCTCTAGTCTGTTTTCTAAAGTGTCCCGAATTTGAACACCGCTAATATCCTCAAACTTCATACATTCTTTAATCAATGCTTGAGCAATAACAATAGAAGAAGTTGTTCCATCTCCTGCACCCTGTTGGGCTTTATTGGCAACCTCAATCAAAAGTTTAGCACCGATATTCTTCACCTTATCTTCAAGTGAAATGTGTCGGGCTACTGTAACTCCATCATTGATTACCAATGGGGGGAGGTCATCTCTTCTATCTATAATTACACTCTTCGTTGCAGGTCCGAGAGTTACTGAAACGGCATTAGCCAATTCATCAATACCCTCAAACAAGTGTTGCTTTGCTTCATCTCCATGATAAATCATTCAACCACCCCAATAATCTGTGTGTTATTTAAAGCCAATAATTTCTCATGACCCAAATAAAAATTTGCACCACCGAGATAAATTATTGTCTGTCCTGTCTCATACGTTTCAGAATCTACAACTGTGGCGAGATTAACTTCACCACTAACCATAATTCCTGTCTTCGTCCTGCTCTCCTTTTCCTTTGCTATTGTATAGCCATTTTCTGCTTTTATCTTCATTTTATCACCATAATGTTATCATCAACACCACAAGAGTAATCACGTTCACAACGGTTACGCTTATGGCAATTTTGTTTGTCATACTCAACTCATCCTTCATTTCTTTCAATGTTTGTAGAATTGATACTGACGCTTCTTCTAAAAAGTCAAATGTTCTTCTCATATTCTAACACCGCCTCTTCAGGTGTTTTGTCCGACTCCCACTTCTCCCTTAAATATTTCATAGGGTAGTGGTCATAGGAACTTGATAAACAGCCCAACCATCTAGAGAATGACACACCTAGAAATCTTCTCAAAGTTTTAAAATTACTAGATTGCATCAAAAGTCCTCCAACTTTTTTGTCCTGTCTTTTCTTACAGAAACTCTTCTTCTTTTCTCTTTCTTTATCCCCAATATTTTACACTCCTTTTCATCTAACTTCTTAGCAGCCCATCGAGAATAATTTTCATTATTTAGCAAATCTCTCACCAAATAACCATCTGATGACCGCAATCCCAACTTTCTACAAATGGCGGGAAACGGGCTTACACTTTTACGCTTTGGTGGAACTACACTTCCATATGTTCCTAACTTTGAATACGCTAACAATGGGTAAAAGTAATCCCCACCATTCATCATCGCTTTTGAAACGTGCATCAACTTTTGATTCTTAGGCTGTGAAGCAACCACCCATGAAAGTATTTGCATTGGTGGTGGTTGATACGTTTTCAAAATTGACAAGTATTCATCTCTATTTGGCATTCTAATATAGGCATTTGTCATAGCCCATATGTTGTCATCTACAATCTTAAAATCCTGCGAGTTTTTTGCCTTTGCTCTTAAGATAATTTGATTGAAATTCTTTCTACCTGCCATTTTAACTTGACAGCAATCAATTATCACTTTGCTTACATCTTTTTTATTCTTACTAGTAAGTACGACATTACGACCTGAATAAATCAAATCCAATATCTTATCCTTATCGGGCTTGTAATGCACATCTTCAATGATAATGCCAATCTCCAAAGGCCAAGAATACACATCGCTAATCGGTATGTCATTAGCATAGAATATTCTATAATCTTTACATCCAATTAATGTCTTTGCCTTTGTAGTTACACCCGTTCCAGATTTACCTACTACTAAGAATGGTTTGTTCGTCTTCGTCTTCATTTAAAACCCTCTCAAATCTATACTTACTATCCTCTTCCAAATGTTCTCCATTTCTAACCATGTTCATAACCCTCTTGAATTTGCGCCATGACTTACTTTTTGTCGGTGAGTCTGGCATCAAATCACATACTCTCAGTATATCGAATCTTCTTCTAACAATAATTGAATCCACTCTACGTCCACGTTCTCTAATCATCACATGATGAATGTTCATCGCTGTTAATGACCTGCTAACAGGTTCAAGTAAATGTTCTGCTAATCTCATCATAATCTTATAACGAGGTTCATATCCACCTTTTACTGTTGTCATAGAAAAAGATGGTATTGCTGTTAATATAAAAATTCCCTGCATTTGTCCTTCTGAATACATCACGGTCCACCCAAAGTATCATAGAGCGTGGTTTCCCACAAATGATACTCCTTGTGTCCTTTAATAAACATTCCTGCTTTATCTTTAGGTCCGATAAATGTTTCACCGCAAATGAGGCAATGTACTTTGACAATCTCAGACATTTCACGAATTCCGTCTTGTCCAATGATGTCTACAATGTTTCCTACTGTGAGGGGGCTGTTAAAGTCTAGTTCTTCATCCCACATATGCTCTCATGTAATCTCTAATAGTCATAGACTTATTAAGATTTTTGGGAACTTGTGAAACCTCCTTTACATTTTCTTTAAACAAATTTCCTAATTCCAGAAATTGTGATAACATTTTTGCCACTTTCTCACCAGATTTGATATATCTTTTCTTTTGTGCGTCATTCCAATTTATGTAACAACAATTGGGATATTCCAAATATTCTTCACTTTCTAAGAACTCAATCAAAATGCATTCTATAATTCTATTTACACCTTCATCAATCGTATTGGGTGCTTTTTCATCATCATAATGCATAATATCTACTCCAACGGGTTTTCCACTTCATCCAAAACCCATAGTAAGGCTTTGACAACACCTCTAAGTGCAGTATAGTTTCTAAGACACTCGGCATTTTGATGTATGTTCATTTCTCTAGAATGCCACATATCAAACCATTGTTTTTTTGTTTCATTCGCTTGTGAAAGCATATCTCTAATTTCTTCCATTTCTTTCATTATTTCACCCGATAATCTGGATGGTTTTTAGGCAATCTATGTTTACGCCTTTCCATCATGTTTGTTAGAAATGTTCCGATAGATGCCACGCTTTGTGTAAAACGCTTTTCGGCAACTTCATCGTTATTCGGAACCATGTCAAATTTTAGTCGTTCCAGATTTTCAGCAACTGCCAAAGAATCTAGAATGACATTTAGAACTTCGTACTCTCCATGAGTTACCGTTCTAATCCTACTCACTGTTCCACTCTCCAAATTCAATATCGTTCAACGAGGTATTATCTTCGGCATCTGTTCTATTAGACCTGACATTATTTGTCAAATCCATTATGGACAAATAGGCCAATTGAACATCTTGTGTTCTCAATCTTGATGTTGCGCCTCGCTTATTGGCTTCATAGTTTGCCAATCTTACAAGTGCTTCCAACAACATTTCAGCCCTGTCCTTAAATTCATGAACAGCGTCTTCCGTTATTCCTCTTTTTCCTTTCCACATTCTTCTTACTTCTCTAATGCTAACCATTTTTTTAATCCTCCTTCGCTATAAAAGTGTCTTACATTTCCTACTATATCAACACAAATCCACATAGAACCCACAGGGCTATCAACCCTAAATGTAGTCCATCCTAACTTCAACATTCCCTCACTTACAAATTCATAAGACGTTCCAAAAAGACGATTGTATTCTAAAGAAACAAACATCAAATTATCCCGTATGTATTGTATCACATGAGGATGTTGAATATTAACCCATAACTCGCCTTCAACTTCATAACTTCCATCGGTGCAAATTTTACAACCAGAATTACATTCCATAGGGCAACCTATTACCCTATGTTCAGTAGTGGGAAATCTCACAACTTGAATTGTTCCGTCCATACTACTTTCGTCATTACTTCCTTGTCTTCCAATTTGTCCCATTTCAAATACTCCTTATCTCCAATAACAATTGCTTGGTCTAAGATAGGTCGCCAATTACGCAAAGTATGAGTATCTGTTCCAGACCAAAACGCTGAACCAAATGGGTGAGTATGAATCCAACATTTAATGGGTATTTTCATACCTGTTACATTCACACCACCATATTCCACATACCCAGGCGAACCACTATTCATAAATAAACTACCATCACGGTCAATAATTACTGATATTTCTAATCCAGGCAATACGTTCTTAGAAGCATTCCAAATTGCGTCAATAAATCTCTCATCTGATGGGTCATCTTCTCCCTTGAAAGAGAGATGTTTCCAAACTTCTTTTATTTCTTTTTGCCAGACCTCAGGTTCAATGTCCGTATATCGTGCATTTAGTGGGCCACTTTTAGGTTCATTGCCTTTGAAGAATGTACCCATTCCTGAACCATGATATGTCTTGACATCGTTGAATTCTGTAATAGTGTGTTGAATAACATCAACAGCATCAGCGTAAATAATTCCGCCTTCAACAAAGATTTCTTCAATCACCACATCTTCATCTTGTTCTATTTCATCCAACTTTTGATTTAACAAAAAGTCGTCATATTCTTCTAACTTTCCAATTCTAATTGTTTTCATATTGACAACCTCACATGTGTATGTGTTTTATCTCCTGCAAAATATCTTTGAACCCATTGTGCGCCCATTCCTGCAATGGCAACGTGGGTAAAATGAACACCCGCATTGCTTCTATCCCATTCATCACCTTGACAACTAAAATTACCATCTGGTCCATTTGTTAAAATGGAAAAGTTATCAGGGTTTTCTTGAAAACTAATTAGTAATCCGTTACGGGCTTGTGCCCTCAGGTCTAACCATTTAATTTCTTCAATGTCTACAAGATAAAGTAGACGACGCAGTTCTAGATTATCTACACAACAGATAACCAAATCATATCCCTTAAGTTGTTGCTTTGTAAGGACACGATAAGGATTACTATATACATTATCATAGCGTTTAGCCATTACATCTGTCTTATGCTTTCCAACATCGTCTTCATAAAAATCCTGATATGACAGGTTCTTTTTTTCCACAATGTCATCGTCCCACACATTAATGTGATATTCGTTTACTCGGTCAAGCAGGGGAATAAGGAAACTACCAATTCCTCCTGCGCCTATTACCATTATTTTCTTCATATTATTTCCTCCAATTTTTTCTTTTTGTTTAGCACATTTGTAGCACTTAGGTTGAACAGATTTGCGACCTTCCTATGTGACATATCACTAGTCATGTAGACTACTGCGGCTATTAATGATGGTGTTAAAACCATTTCATCCGCAACTTTCTGCATAACTTCTATGTCAAAATCTACTTCTAAAGTATCGCAAAGTCTGTGGGCTTCTTCGATATTGTAGTGCCAATCAACATCCCAAAAGTCCTTCAACCTATCAATCATTCTTTTTACTTTCGTTGTTCTTATCCCTAGATATTTACAATGTTTGTAAAGATTAGTCGGCCTATCCAAATTACGCATATGGATATGTGCTACTGTTGCCGACATCTCAGCCATTGAAAATCTTCCACTATGAATATATACATATGCTGAACGCATATACTTCTTCGCCTCATCAAGATGAGGTAAATCCCATTCCCTATACAATAATGTGAGGTCTATGAATTCTCTATCAATATCTCTATTTTCAGAAAACGAGACAATTTTAGATACATTCACAAGACCACACTCCCCACAAACGTAGACCTCTTTTACCCTAGTAAAAAGACGGGATTTGCAATTTAGACAGGGCATCAAAATCAACTCTAAATTTTGGTTTCATTTTCTTGTAACTTCTCATTGTAGAAACACGGTCAAAACTAGCCGTGTCATTTAGAAAAGCCATAACCCTTGAGGCAAATTGGTCTCCAATAGATACATCTACATTTGATTGGTCAATACAAATACCACTTAGAGCAACAAATCCGTGGTTGCTTTTTTCGCAGAAAAAAATTGCACCGTTAGAACGTCTTAAATTAATTCCAGATATACCGCTAACTTCATTCTTGGGGGACAAATCATATCGCCAATTTGGATTTTTTTCCATAGATTCAGAATGTTTCTTAATATCAGACCAACCTTTGACATTATGGTAATCAGGCATTGCTGCCGAATCGACCTCATTGGGTTTTGTAATCGCTAAATTAAAATTCCTAATGTCGATAATTACTTGACTATTAACGTTTTGTCTACCCGATACTACTTTTTCATAATTAACATTACCACATACGCTCCAATCTAACTCATTACCTTTTACAATCATTCTTACGTTATATCTAGTATCATCTTCGGCTGTGAAGTCAAACTTCTTCACTCTTGTAGGGAACATTTCTGGCAATCCATCCAACAATTCTAGGCTCCTTTTTGTAACCAATTTAGTTGAAGTGTTTTGGTCCAAGTATGCATACATGTATTTAATTTGCACATTTGTTAGGTGTTCGCCCGTACAAACAAAATACAACTCTTCGGGACTTATTGTTGAGAATTTATTTTGCTTTCCCGCACCTGCATTAAATAGAGTTCTAAATGATGTCTGTTTCATAGGCATCCAGCAACCTTCGTACAATTGTATGGCGACTTCTTTTCGACTAATCAAACTAACCTTTAACAAAGAGGTCTCCCATCTACCTTTTAGGATATAATTGAACTTCAAATTGTTAGTTATAGAGGCCAAAACTTCTGGCACAGAATCCATTGAATTGTAGACAAATTCATCCACTTTATCTTGATTCCATGACCCTAGTTTGCTAAAACAGCCTAAGAAAATTGGTCCTGTCATGTATGTCTTGATACGGAAACCATTGCAGTATGTTTTGTTACCAACTCTAAAGAAATGTAGATAACTACTTCCCATTTCTAAGTTTATCTTTAGAGAGGCAGGGGATGGGCTTGACAACCCAGGGGACTTTGTAAAAGTAATCCACCCTTGAGCCTTTAATGTAGAATTCAAAATCTTTGAAACGTGCTTAGTAGCCATTGTACCGTCATCTTGTTGTCCTGACCTATTTGGAGGTTGTGAGATATTGTAAACAATATTTCTACCTTCTCGCATTCTAGCATGAGTAGTAGTGTAAGTAAAGGTTGTATTACTTGTAACCGTTCTGTAACCTGAGTTTCTGGATTGTGCCGTCATTCTTCTCCCTCCATCCAATATCTTTGCTTTAGGTATGAGTCGCAAATCTCAGTGAGTTTTGCTTGTAGACTTTGTGTAATTCCAGGTATTGTATTGCGATGAATACTTAGCCAGACACGATTTTTACTATGTGCGTTGATAGTAATTATAGGTCGCAAATCTTCGCTATCAATGAAGATAATTGGCAAATTTTCATCCTCGATAATCCTAAATTCAATTTCCATCTCCAAGCCCCCTCAAGTATTCCAGATGTGGTTTCTTTAGCACTTGGCGGCTAATCACCACATGAGGGTATTGTTCAATCAAGATTGGCATTACTTCGGCCAACTTATCCTTATCTTCATACGTTTTTGTCCATACCGAGCCATTAGATTTTAGACTTGTTACCCGATACACAACATTTTCATTCAAACTTTCATTCTCCATTCTTTCACCTTTCCGTCTTTCATTTCATAGTTTTGGTTTAACCTGAGATAGGAACGTAATTCATGCACAGTTCCTATCATTTTTCTTTTTAATCCATCATGGCGGGGCAGGTCAATCCACGCCTTTTGGATTTGTTCTAAACTTCTCCATTTACCGTCTTCCATAATTATATTAACGGGCTTGAAGAAAATTTCTTTGTTTCTAGATTTCACATAGACCACCTGCACACGCAATTTCACCTTGAAGGTCTGTATTGTCCTCCTGTTCAATAACTTGTGTCATGTCTAATCCCTTTAACATAGCGACCATTTCAAGATATTGTTCTTCTGAAATATCTTCAAACGGTGCTTGAGTGTAAGTTCCACCATCATATGGAAGCACACTTAATCCATTGTAGTATTCTCGATTATTCCACATCCAATTACCTACGCTATCCCACTCATTTTCTTTAACAGAAATAGTAGCGGAAACGTTGTGAGTATTGAGTCCATCTCGATGTCCATTTTTTACCCAATGTTTTGAATAATTTCTCACACGTTCTAGGAACTCAAAAACATTTTCAGTTCTAGTGCTTGCACCTTCAGGTGCTTTTTGTGGAATTGAAATTACCGCAGTATCATGTGGGCGGAATGCTTCATCTTCTACAATTTCTGGCAATGCGTTTATCAAGTAATTGTAAATTGCTTCATTCTTACCAACTCTAATGCGACGGATATAGTAATCATTGTGCCATGCGTGAATGCCTGAGGAAGTTCCCAAAACTAGAGAAGTAGTTCCCGCAGGTTTAACGCAAGTTGTTCTAGCCGCAGGATTGATACCAAAGTCTTCAGCAAATTCAGCATTACAATCACGGATTAAATCATTTGACGCTTCCATCAATTCTTCAAAGTTATAATTGTCTAGAACTCCACTAGCAATTCCTGTCATGCTTATACCCAATAACGCATCCTTTTCTGTATTCTTTTTCCAAATATCTCTTAGGTAATGGAAGTCTGTATATCCTGCCTGCATTGTTGCAATTAATGTAGCATATTTTACACGTCGAAGGAAGTCTAATTCGGACTCTACGGACGACGCATTTATCTCTACAAGATTACAAAATTGATATGGTCTTAGAGCAATTTCACAGCATGGATTTGTCCCCCAATCTTTATCATTGCTAAAATAAATTCCTGGTTCTCCACTTCCCGACTCTTGGATTCTTTTCCACAGTTGCAAGAAGAAAGACTTTGTAATTCTATTCCTAAGCAATACTGCTGAATTGTTAGCCCGCCCTCTTTGTGGATTCAATTCCCACCAATTGCCAGACTTACAAGTAATCATTTCCATATCGTCAGCAGAAAACAAACTAATTAGAGCCGCACGTCGAATACCGCCAGCCAAAACTGCATCAGCCAAATGACACATAATATCATGTGCTTGTAATGGAGAAAGTTTATCACCATCATGTATTCCTTTTAGCATATTTTCTACCTTTACCAAACATTCTCTTAGTGGGGCAGGTCCAGGGGCTTTACCTCCTGAAGTGACTAAAATAGAACCTTTTGGTCGAATGTCTGAATAATCAAAGACAGGTGTAGAAACGTTTTGACCAAAATAACTCTTAATCAATACCTTAACAGCATCAGCCCAACCTTCAATGGAATCACCAATTAAATATCTTCGCTTTCGATTAGGATTAGGCTTTCGGATTTCTGGTAACTGTTCAACGTGATGTCGCTGTACGGAATAACCCACGCCTGTTCCTCCTAAAAGTAAGAAAATTGATTCAGAAAAACTCTCCAAAGAATCAACGGGCAAATACGCACAGTTGTAAATTCGATTAGGTGCAACTTCAATGGACTTACCACCAAATTGCAAACTTCTCATGCTTGGGAGAATTTTCTTTTCTTCCACCATTTTGTAGGCAGTTTCAATCAATTCCGTGTAGCCTTCAATTTTTCCATACTTTTTGAGATGCATTTGTTTATTTCTCTCAATCAATTCGTTCCATGTTTCTCTTCTATTTTGCTCGTTTAGATACCGTGCATACTTCATATGAACAGTAATGTCGCTCAAAATCGCTTTATCGTCTATTTTTGTTGTTGTTGTCATAATTTTTTCACCTCAAATCTTCTTTTTAAACATTTCTCCAAATGGTAATTTCAGCCGTGTTATTTAACATAGTTTTTACTTCAACCCTACCAACCTTTGCAAACTTTGACTTAGTTTTACACAAAACATTGGTTAGTTGTCTTAGAGTTACACCCCAATGGGTATTTTCATTCATCCAATCATAAATTTCATGGGTACTCGCTCTTTGTTTTTCTTCCAAAAACTGACGAATCAGTTCAATATTTTTCTTGTTTCTTCCTTTCATTTTTATCCCTCAACTATTGTGTTGATGTAGTCACCTAAAAGGCTGAGAACATAATTCTCACCTTCACTTCTTATTGCTATTTCAATTAGTTCTTCAACTAATTCGTTTATATTTTCTTCTTCTGCTATATCTTTCAATGTTTTCCAATTTTCCCATATCATCATATTTTCATCTCCTTTGAATTGGCGGGCATAACAGGAATCGAACCCGTATCTTCGGCTTAGAAGGCCAAAATGCTATCCATTACACCATATGCCCAATTTATCTTATTTCTTGTCCTCCCATTGGTGACAAGGGCAATTACAGTCTTCATTACATCTTCGGATAGCGGGTGAACCGTTTCCTAAAATCCAACAACCGTAATCCATGCGAACAAAGTTTCCACAACCTTTGTCGTTTTCACAATGTTCTCTCATTAAACCTGACTTGTTTTTCAATTGACAAGCACATGCCATCTTTTGACATTCAAGAACAGGTTTCCATGTAATCCAAGTTGGAATATTATTCGACATTAGTGTTACCTCCGTCAAAAAATTCCTCGTAAAAATAGTAAATCGGAATCAAATACAAAGTAGAAATTATTGTAAATAATCCTAGATTTTCTATATAGTTGATGTTCATAATCCAAGCCCATAAAAGGGCTAGGGGTTGTAGGGCTAAAGTGCCTACAATGGGCCTCATAATATCTTTGTTTGTAATCATATTTTACATCTCCTTGTGAAGGGCATTTCACCCTCCCGCTATCAATTGGTTTTAGTGCTAGGACTAGATAGTATCTCCTTATTATAATTAGACAAATTTGAAATCATATTCCAATTTCAAGGCAAGTCTAATTTATAGAGGCACAACTCTCTATAAAAAACCTTATGCCGTCCCTCCCTCCACTATTCTTCTTCCCAAAGTTTCCAAGCGGGAGTTGTTGCTTCTTCTTTGGGAAGGGGTTTCATGACACGGGGATTGAATATTCCTAATTCAACACCCTTGTCAAAGAATTGTTCTAGTTCAATTTGAGATACATCGCTATCTTGGTCAGCCATATCTTTTAAACTAACTAAATAGAATTCCTCATCAAAATAAAGTTCTTTGAACTTGTCAATGATGATAAAATAAGACTGAACCTCATTGAATTTTTTTCTAACTTTGCGAACAAATTGAACCTGTTTATATTCACGCCTGTATTCAATCATTGCTCTTGGCATTTGCCAAAGCATCTTTACGAACCACATCATATGCATTTCTCCTCATATTATACAACAGTGTCTTGTAGTTTTCTTCTTTCTTAGTAAAACGATAGGTTGAGGTTGTCCTAAGGACAGACCAAAACTCATCGTCTCTAATCATTTGACTTGTGAGTTGGCGATTTCTCCATTGATTAATGCCAAATCTTTGCTGCAACCTATTGTTAATTTTTCTTGAGTAAAAATCTTTATACAATATATGCACATTTCGTCTCTCTAAATACTTTAATAAAATTTCTCTTTCATCCATTTCTTTCACCTTAAAAACTGTGGTTTTGGTTACGTAGACCACAAACTACGCACTAGGGGGTAAAGAAACTAAGAACTTTCGTTCAGACGCCTCCTACAATGGCTTGCGTTAGAACAACATCTTCAATGTCGTCTTCTGGCAAAGCCATAATTTGTTCAACCGTCATCAATTCGCCATTAATGTAAGCCCAATGTGTTGGGTGGTTGTTAATTGTTTCAATCGTTTCCTCAACCGAAAGGTCGAGAATTGTATGCCCTGTTTGGTTCAAAATAGTTACTTTTACCATTATTCTTCCTCCTGTGTTTGCGTTTCTACCGCTAGTGTTTCCCCTTCTTTGATTGCGGCTATGACCAATTTCTTGACCTTAGCCTTAGTGCTATCCAATCGGGCATCAGAGATTACTCCCAATTGGTGCAAAGAGTCTACCATGTTGTTGTATTCAACAATACAATGCTCAATGCGGGCTTTTGAAGCCTCGTCTACATAAGCACCACCTGTTGCTCTCTTCATCATTCGTTCAATGTCGGACTGATTAATCAGTCCCAATTCTACCATTCTTTGTATTTCTTCCATCATTTTTCTTCACCTTTCTTTTCCCATAGATTTACTGAATAGGGTTCAGTAATACCCCCTTTGTGTGTGACCTTATGAATATTCCTAATCATTGGGTCACGAACCATAATCATAGCGATACTTCTTATTGAATATCCTCGCTTTGATTTTTGTTGAATATATTGTTGGACTTGTTCAGCAGTTGAAGGTCCATTTTGTTCTAGATATTCTCTAGCCCATTTACGAACTCTTTTCTGTGCCAAACTGCATCCCCCATGTTGTTAATCTGTCTTGTTCTTCAAAATCCATCGCAATATCGGATAAAATATCCGCATTGTCGATTTTTCGACGCAACATCTGGTCCTTGTCCACAAGAATTGCAAACAATTCAAACATTTCGATTAAATTTGTTGAATTTTGCTCAACAAATCTTCTCAATACTCGCTCGTCAAATTGACGAATAATGTATTCAATTTTCTGTCCGCTAAGTTTGAAACTTAGACTCATGTTTCCTATCTTAATTTTCTTCATCTTTTCATCTCCTTTCATTTTTTTTCATTTTTGGCTATTTCCTCGGACCGAAGAAGTGGTTCTTCATTTTCCAATCCTCATAGCAGGACAAATGATAGCCTACCTTAAATTCATCAGGGTGAGTTAGTGGTCCACCGCATATCTCGCATATTGTTTTCATCTAATCAACTCCACATTAATCATAAGCATCCCCACCTAGATGGAAACTCATTCTTTTACCGCACATGTCACATTCTAGTTGAAAATATCGGTTATCGTTTTTCTTTCTTATGAAAAAAATACTTGGGTTACTTTTGCATCCGCAGACCTTTATCTTCTTCCTCATATTCTTCACCTTTCACCGCCATAGGTTTTCCGTTGGTCTCCCAACAATCTTCACAGAAACCAAACGGTTTCAATTTTTCAACAGGTGTTGCATAACAACACGTTAGATATTCAAATGTCAAGTGAATCCCTTTCCTCTTTTGACATTTCAGCATAGAGTTTTGCTATCTCTGACATGTTATAATCATATCTTCTTTGCAAATCATTTACTTTTGTAGGGTCGCCTTCACCTATCTCTACTAGATATTCTTCTCTTCCCTTCTCGGTAGCAAGTTTCAATATTCGTTCTTTCAATCTTTCATATTCTCTCAATTTTGTCATACTTTTCTCTCCTTGTTTCTTCTATATTAATCTAACCAAATCGGTCTTTCACGCTTCAAATAATCTTGTGGTCTACTAAAACCAATCTTGTATTTTTTGTAATATTGCCTATATGCTAGTATCGCATCTCCCTCGACTTTACACTCTTCAGGCATACATTGTGGAGGTTCTCTCCATGTGATAATATCAGCAATTTTTTCTGGTGGTTTTTCCAGCCTGCCTCTAAATTTTTTATCCGTAGAGTGAACTTTACCATATCTGTAAGTATATTCGTCGCAAATTGCTACAAACAAATTGTAATGGAAAGAATACTGAACAGCACTCTCTCTTGTCCATATTGTTGTCGGGTGTTTTACATGAACGGGTCTATACAAATCCGCCAATTCTTTTACATTCCTATTATGACACCAATGAGCCGTGCATAACATTTGTGCTGATTCAAGTAACATTTTAACCACATGTTTATTATTCATACTTTTTACAATTTCATTTATATCCCAATCTAGGTAAAATAGGTTCATTCTAATATCTCCTACAAAATGTTGGACATTCTCACAATGAGACAAATGAGAAACACAAAACGTATGAGAAAATCCAATTCTCGCATACACTTTGTCCGAGATTCTCATTTTCTCATGTTTCTCAATCATTTGGCCTCCACACACACATACATACATACAAAAAAATAATAATAATAATATATATGAGAATAATGAGAATATGAGAATATAGAACAACTTGTAAGGATAAATCCAATTATCTCCCACATTTTGTTTGTCTCACACTTTCTCATTTGAGAATCTCCGACATATTGTAAATTATAATTAACCATATTAGATGCACTTTATTCAAGATAATTGTATAGTGCAATTTAGGTTTATCAAATTGCAACAAACAATTACAACTTTGGTATTGTATGCACAAATCATTGTTTGATTCCAACAGTCTGAGGGTGCGCTTTTGACTTATAAAGGGGTTTTAGGTCAATCAAGACACCTAGTGTTACTAGCCACACCAAGTGTTTCCAACTACACCGCTTCTAATTCAAAAACATTTTTTCCTTACCATATGGTAGATAATTTCGTATATACCTTAAGTGCTAAATGTCATAGATATTAGTGCCTAAACAGGCGGGAGAAAAAAATATGTCTAAAAACAAGAAAGACAATAGTATGCAAGACGAAGAATGGAACGCATGGACAGCGGATGTCCGAACTTTTCTTAATGAGAAGTTAGAAGCATCCCGTGAACAAGCGGAAACCATTGGAATGGAACAAGAGGAATTTGAGGATTACCTTGAATATGTAGAACGTGAATTGGCTAGTGGTGACAAGCGAGCCTACAAGCGTCAAATCTGCAAAGGTATTATTCAACAGAACGGAAGAGAACTTCCTTTCTGGCCTAAACAACGTGGTATGTCAAACACCAATTGGCACACATCAGAATCCGCAGCATTAGACAATCGAAGTATTGTTATGAATGAAGCGTATTCTTCAATGTGGGATGTATTGGCTGGGAACAATTCACTTGAAATGGATTTCACACACACAGTTATTCAACGTGCTTCAAAAACACGGGGAGATGGTGTAGCATATCCTAACAAGGAAACGTTTGTCGATGCTAATGTTAAGTCAGAGGCATCAAAGGCTAAAACAGCACGTCAGAACAAGGTTTGGGGAATTACCGAAGTTGGTCAGCCATTCGATGTAACGTCAGAATGGATTGTTCCATACACAGGTTCTTCTTCTGAAGAAACCGATGGTGAGTCAGATGATTCTTCCGATAATTAGGTATCTGGAAGATGATGACGATGAGTGATTTTCGGTAAATTGCCCATCGCACCATCAAGACCTATCTTAATAGGTCATTTTGTGGGTTTAGGCTAAACCCTCATGTTAGAATTCAGAACAAAATTCACACCTCCTGAGTAGGAGCGTAAAACTGCTTATTCCTTAGCATGAATTAAAAAGGCTAATTTTATTATTTTTTTAAATTAAGGTAAATACAAATTACTTACCATATGGCACAGCCTCAGGTGTCAAAACCGCTTCGCTGTCAAATCACCTGCAAAAAGAAAACTTTCTTACTTCCCACCCTCCCATCGAGCCTAAACAAACCTTTCTTTTCTTGTCGATTTGAGTTTTGAACCATATGGTAACGGAAAAATGAAATTCACTCGTCGTCTTCGTCGCTAGTATATTTCATCCGTTAATCCTCCCGCAGGTCATATACTGCTAACGCATGACCATATGGTAAGGAAAGTTGTAAAATAATAATTATTGTAAAAGTCTTGAACACCTAAGGTTTATTGCTAGTCGCTTCGCTCGCCTTCGGCCACTAATATAAAACACATCTTTAGAAGATACTTAGCCACACCCTCCCTCCGTTTCACTCCTGTATTTTCTAAACCTGCTTATTTATTATTGTGCTAGAAATAAACCATATGGAACTGCTTTTCAATGGCATACACATTGAAAGATTAGCATTCCTCATATATAAGGCAAACGCCCCTTAGACTTCTTTACTTTCTACACCCTCCCTCCCACTGCTATGCTCCGTGAAACTAAAGAACTCTAATGTTCTCTCATTTCATGAGTTACCATATGGTGGGTAATTTGTATAGAGCCTTATATGCTCAAAATTAGCCTACTTAATGGTGAAAAAATGTCTACAATACAAGATATGCAAACCAACGTAGCCACATGGCTTGAGGATAACTCAGACCATGAGGACTATGACATGGCTAAGGCCATGTTTGAGTCCTACAACAAAACAAACAAGACAAATCAGTTGAAGGCTGTTTATGCTCTAACCAGAACAGCCCGCCAACGCATTGTCTTGACTCAAGAACAGATTGAGGTGCGTGATACTCATGTTACGGCACTAATGTCTGTTTTCAACGCTTTGCCAGAACTTGAAGTCCCTCGTAAGAAGGATTTCGATAACGTTCAAGCAAAGGTTGAAAAAGCCATCAAAGAACAGGCTAAGAATCAAGGGTGATTCTTTGCTTTACCGTTCTGATGATGACGACGACGAATGATTAGGGGGTTAGAGTCCTATTCGTTGTAAGCCTAGCCCTAAAATGGGTTAGGTAGCCGCTAGGGGGGTGTTTCAGGACACCCCTCTGGCCTTTTTTGAGGTGTGATATATACAAATTAACTTATCACTTACCATATGGGTTTAGTCCCTCAATCATATATAAGGCAGAACGTCTAAACTTTTAGACCCCTGATTAAAGATGTACCCGCCCTCCCAATCCACTTCGTTCCTTTCTTTAATCACTGCTCTAAAACTTTAGACTCCGATTTTATCGGCAACCATATGGTCAGCATTCAATAGGTGCGACCCTGCGGAATCCCATCCCATATGGTAATAATAAATCAATGTAAAGTAATTTATACCTCATGCGGATTCTGGAACATGGAGAGACATTCCCGCCCTCCCACTACTCTGTTCCTTGCTCTCCCATTCCAGAACCATATGGGTGCGCCAGCATATTGCCCGCAGGAGGATAAAAAATGATTTACAATTCAGACGAAGACGATGAATGATGCGTAAATACACTTACGTCATTTTGTTACCATATGGTAATAATAATAGGAATACGCAGTAGCGTTTCGTTAATTCAAACGCTACAAGTATAACTTTTATATCCTTATTTTACGAGAGGCTCCTCAACTTTTGCCCTCCCTCCCACCGTATACACTCCGAGTTTCGTTACCATATGGTAGATAATTTTGTATATACCTTATATCCCAAAAAGCATAGGTCTAATTGGTGAAACAATGTTTTGGAAAAAAGAACCCAAATTTCGCATAAAGATTAAGCAGAACCGATATGAGAAGTTCATTATTGATGAACTTGCAGTATCGGGTAATACCCCAAATGAACTAATTGCCGATTTAGTCGAAGCACTTGAAAAGGCAACTCTTCAAATGGAAGAGATGAATGGGGTGAAAGAATGAAATTTGACTTTGAGTATGTTTCAGCATGGATTCATAACCATCTCTATCTCTTTGATGAAGAAGAGATTAAGTTATTGGAAGCCCTAATTGAATGGGCCAGACAAGAATATGATGAAGAAATTGTTGCAGGTTCAAGACTCGACAAATTCCGTAAAATCATCATGGTAGTTTGCCGAGGTAAAGAAGGATGGCCTTATGTGCGAGGTGAAGAAGAATGACTGATGAAAAGTGGGCTACTAAGATAACAGAAATGTGCGCCCGTCATGGTCATATTTATCCCCTACTTTCTTGTGTGATTTGTAATGGTGATGAAGACGATGAATGAAGTTAGTCCCTTATTTGCTATCAATCAACAGTTTGACTACGATTGGAATGAACAAGTTCAGGAGTTTTTGAATCAATATGAAAACAATGAAGATTACATTCCTGAATTCATTGATGGTTTATTACCAATCTATAACACGGATATTTGGGATGTTGCATGGGCTTACAATTTAGGTCAAGAACATATCGGCATTGGTCAAGCAACAGGTCATACCATCTATGAATTCTTCCAATATCAGATTTTCAATATCTACATGGAAGAGTTCTATGAGGCGTATTATAGATGGACTCGACATGAAGAAGAATAATTTCACAGTTGGTTTCTTCGATTAAAACACACAAATGAACAAACGTGCTTTTTGCTTTTGTATGACGGGACTAGCGGTCATGTTAGAAGAAATAGGTGGTGTCCCTGAAAAGACAGCCTAAGTGTGTAATCCAACAGGGAGTTATGGGTTCTCCAGAAAAAAAACCCCTTTTTTGCTTTATTTTTTAACTCAAGGTAGATACAAATTATATACCATATGGTAAGGAGGAACGAGTTACCTGAGGACACTCGCAAACTCTAAACACTTGTACCCACCCTCCCGACCCTTGATTGTTTAGAATTCGCTCCGCTTACCATATGGTAATAATAAATCGACGTTAAGTAGTTTATACCTCGCCCGTTTAATTATCCGTCAGGTGAATTACCCACCCTCCCAACCCATTACCATATGGTGTAGAGCGTAGTAATTCGATAAGGATTGAGGGAGGGCGGGTAATGAGAATTACAAGCGGCTTTTTCCAACATGGAAGAAGTTTAACCTTATATATGTGGTTTCGGTATTGTATAACAAACCGAACCATATGGTTCACTTTGGGAATTAAATTTTTAAAAAAACTTAAAAACCTAATCCTCTTAGCCCAATATATGGGAAAATATGTGAAAAAAGCCGCCCATTTTCATAAAAATATGCTAACTTTAGCCTCATCAGACGCACTTATGGAAAAATTTGATGAATTAATGTTAATTTGGCGACGTTTTGACACACTTTGGCGGCATTCTTATGGTCCACCTTTGCAAAATGAGTCTGAAATGGGCCGCCTACTGAATTTATTAAACAAAACCTTTGCGGAATGTAAAGACTTATATAATACATGCCAGTTAGATTTAAACAGTTCGGCAATATTACAGTATTGGCCTTTACATCATATAATTATGGAAAAGGGGAATGCGCTTAATGAAAAAAAAGAGCAAAAAAAGCAAAATAATTAGGCGGCCAAATAATGAACCATCACAAAAGCGGGAAAAATACAGACCCAATAAACCTAACTTTAAAAGAAAGGCAAAGAAAAAGTGAAATAAATGATTATATGTTCTAAAGCCATTACGCTGGTTACGCAATTAAAACAAAAAAAAATTTTTTGCTAGTGCCAAAAAAATTGCGGGGCAAATTTTGAAAAAGAGGGTGTAAAATGGGTTGGGAAGATATATTAAAGGGAATGTCTTATAGAGCGAAAGGTCTTATTGATGATGTTATGAGTAGTGAAAAACTAACTACGGAAGAAATCAGAGAAAAAATGATGCAATCATTGGAACTTTTTAACTTGTCTACGGCCAATATGCCTACAATCAGAGAAATGGCCCATTATTTAAACCAAAATTACAGTTCCGAAGCGATAAGAAGAAGTCACCCTATTACGGGAAGAAGGGAATATAAGAAAGTATATTTTAAAGAGGAATAAAAATGGGTTGGGTAGATATTCTGAAAGGTAAAGTAGGTCTCAATGCCTCAGACATTAAGTTTGTAGAATATATTATGAAAGATGGGGTTGCTAGAAGTGTTAAGGGGCTAATGGAAGATATTTATAACGAAATTGACACTACTCGAAAATTGTCAAAAGATAAAGTAAAAGAACTTGTCCGTGAGGGTAGACCTGAGGCCACTCGATTTAGTGGCAGTAATCACAGCATTAAAATTTATTTTGCTATGTCACCAAACTACGAAAGTAGAAAAATTGCCCGCAATGAAGTAGGTGCGCCAATTTTAGAATATAGATATGTGGGTGAATAATATGTGGAAAGATATACTAAAAGGTAGAGGTTTTACCGCAATACACTATAAGCATTTAAGACAGGCTTGTGAAGATGCGTTTAATAAATATGGTGATAATTTTCTAAACTATCCTCACAGGTATAAAGATGAAATTGTTAATCAAGCAACAATTACATATTCTAAAGAAATGGGCTTACAAAATAGTCAAGGTATGAAGATTAAATTTAAAACGAAGTTTCCTATAAAAATTCGCAGAATTGTTAATATCATGAAAGATAGGTTGGAGAAAGCCCCACGCATTCCTAGAAAGAAGGGACAGCCCGCTAAATCAAAAAAGCATTCTGATTTATACACAGATGAGAACCCAAAGGGAACAATACACGGTTTAGGTTTTAAAGATAAAAAAACTGCTAAACGTTCGGTAGCAAAAATAAAAAGAAGTAATAGAAGTCACAATCATAAAACTCAAGCGGCTGTTGCTATGGAACAAAGAGCCGATGAAATGGGGAAGAAAGAAGAAGCGAATATTTATAGAGATTTTATTGAGGAACAAAAAGAAAAAACAAAGGAGAGGAATAAATGAAATGGGAAGAAATTATAAAAAAGAGAATTAAGGCTTCGGATATTAACATAAGTAATATATTTATAGAATTACTGAAAGAAAATTTGGAAAATTTACCTAGAACTTTTAATATAGGATATTTTAGAAATGTACCTTTCTTAGATGACATAAAGGAAAGAGTTGTAGATTATGTTATTGAAAATGGTATTACTAGCAAGGCTGGAGTATTAAGAGGTTTTTTTGCAAGAAAATATGACCTATGGCTCTCTAAAAATAGTTGGAGATTAATTAGAAATGCCTACCAATCTGGAGAATTACCTATTTTAGTAAGAATGGGTAGAAATCCACAAGATTATACATTTGAAGTATTGAGGGAATAAAAATGAAGTGGGAAGAATATGTTAATACTGAGAAAACAAAATGGCAAGAAGTAATTTCCGAAAGTATTAAAAAGGGCAAAACTAGTGGTATGCCATTAGAGGTAATGGAATTGCTCAAGAAAATTTTGGAGGAAAAATAATGTGGTCAAAAGAAGAGGCTCAAAAATTGTTAGCCGAGTTTGAAAGAACTGTAAATGCTATTCCCGCAGGTATTTCTGGTAAAACAGGAGTAAATAGAAAGGCTAGTGTAAAAACCCTATATGATACTGTGGTTAATCACGGTCTTAAACTAACTAGAAAAGAAGGTGGTGGAAGAGGTGTCGGTGGTGGATATATCTTACAAGAATTGATTAAGATGGCCCAGCAGGATGAAATTGACGAAGATGATATTGACGATTTGGAAGACTTTGTCTCAGACATGGAAAGATTTATGGCAAAAAAATCTACACTTAATCCTGCCAATATTGTATTTAACGGTGTTATAGGATTTAAAAAATTGAAGGGTGGAAAAAGAAAGGTAGAAAGAGGTAAGGTTTGGGGACATTTCCTTACTCCTGCATATCACGCTTTTAGAAAAGAAAAGGCTGAACGAAATAACGAAACATATGATATGCCCGCACCCGACCCTAAATGGACTAGTTTGAAGGATGACGGAAGTGCTAGACCCCCATTATGGGAAGCACTTTTTGGTGAGGGGGGATTGAAAGATTTAGTAGACGCATTTATCGAATTAGCAGAACCCGTTGATTTACCCCCAACGCCAGAAGTGGAGGTTGCTAATGTAAGAAGGAAAAGAGGTAATCTTGCCGAAGTTCCCGCAGTTAGAAGAATGGTTGAAGAAATCTTACAAGATAAATCCCTATATGTTAAAAATACAAACACGCCTGTTAAATCCAGATTGAAGGAAGCATTTAATTCTAAAACTATTGCAGTTACAGAGGAAGACATGAAAATGATTGGCCCGCTTGTATTTGTAAAGGTTGATGGACAAGATGTTCGTTTATCAGAAATTCCAGGTTATTTGGAAAGAAGAAGTATCGGGCTAAATTTTACAAATATAATGCTTAGGGAATTGATTAGAGAAGTTTTGGGAGAAAGGGAAAAAACATATGAAACTCCATATCATAAGGAAGGGAAGGTAAAAAGTAGAGGTCTTGTTTTGAAGGCTGTTGAGGCTAGAAAAAATTTGCTAAAAGCGTTGGCAGATATTGACCCTAGTGATAAACCTTATTATGATAATTTGCAGGACATTATTGACGCTTGTAGAACGCAGGATATGGAAGAATATATTCCTGCTCTTGAACTTATTACTTTGGAAATGGGAAGGACATTAAATGTTAGAGTAATACCTATGGTTGTCTCAACCCCCACACAAAGAGAAGATATAACTATTGATATATCTAAATTGACTCCTTCATATTATATGTATCTTCAAAGTAATGAGATGAATATGACAGCACCTGTATTGTATGCTATTAACCCAAACATTAAGGTGTTTAGAACACAAGAAGAACTTCGGCCTGGAGGACAAAATATTACCCCTAATAATTTAATGCAAGTTGTAAGGGGGTTAATTGCTTGAGAAAGGTTATGAAGAGATGTCCATTTTGCCAACATCCAGATAGGGATAATTTAGAAGTAGAGATTCTAGAAGGTAGAATGACCGTAAGCGAATTGGATAGTTCTGAGGGTTGGAAAAATGGGACAGCCCGTTCCCACATGCAAAATCATCTTAGCGATTTTCATGACAATTCAAATGATAAATGTCCTCTTTGCGTAGTGCCACATCGGGCTGATTTAGAAACGGCTATTGTAGATGGGCAAATGAAACCTAGTGAGGTGGCCGATTATCTTAACTGTGGAGTGGACCAAGTTAATGTTCATATGAAAAAACACCTAAAGCCATTGGTGCAACAAAGTGCGGCTCTAAGTTTGGCTAGTCGGGAGATAAACGAAATTGACATACTTTCTAATAACGTGACAATGTTGCAAGATAAGGTTCAACAGTTTATCTTTGACAATGAGAATTTGGATGCCCGAACCGTAGATTCATTGGTTAAGTTGATGAAGGAGATTCGGGAGTCATTAAAATACATGCTTGAGTTTAAGGGCAAATTGGTTCATAAGCGAGAAGAAACAGTTATTATTCAACAAGTCGAAGTTATACAAAAAGTTTTAATAGAAAGATACCCCGAAGTTTGGACAGAGATAAGAGATACAGTAGCGGAGAGATTAGCATGAAATGGGAAGAAATTATCGAGGGATTAAATTGTGGCAAAGTATTTTGAAAACTAGGTCGCATTGGAAGTTGCTCTGGTCATTGGAGCAAAGTTTTATTAGTTTTTGCAGAAAGGTAGGCTTATTATATGAATTAACTTATCCCTACGGGTTAGGCGACCATCCTAATGAGTATAACCGTAACTATATTAAACAATATGAATATTTATATAATTTGTTAGGGGGAATTTTAAGTGATGCGGCTAGAAGTGGAAATCCCGTTCAAGAAAGGGAAGTTAATCAACCTACACCTTTAGGGGCGGAAGATTTTAGACACCATGTTAGGCTTACTGTTGAAGATGCTAGTTTTTATTTATTGGTTCAATGCTTTAGAACAGAACCTGTTGAAGCCTATATATTTCATACCGAAATGAGTTTTAGAGTTCCTAAAAAATTTTGGGGAGATGATGACAAATATTCTGAAATACTTAGTGAAATTCACCTATTTTTTAACAATAATTTTCCTACCTCTTATCCTAGAGAAATTTCTGCTAGTGTGATGGATAATTTAGACATAGAAGAAACGGTTGAGGATGAAGACCTAAATGAATGGTGGAGTAGAGTTAGTTCCGAAGCACCAGTTAAGGAAGGAACGGAAAGAGAAAGGTGGTGGGAGTAATGTGGGAAGATATTTTAAAATTAAGAGATTATTCACTTGGTGCTGGAGGTAGCGCACAGGTTAATGGTATTGAAGCCTTTAATGCACTTGTAAGTATAAGAGATGATTTACAAATACTTTGCAATAATTTGGGTATAACTTATATAGAAAGGGTTAGGTCATTTGTTTATGATAGTGAATTAAATTCAGATTATTACCGTGTGTTAGAAAGATTGAATAGTGTTTTTTATCAAATGAGTAAAAAACCAGAAATAGGAAATTTACTTAGAGATAGTGTTAGAGTAGCGGCTAAAGATTTAGGAAGAAATAAAATAGCGTATCATAGAAGTGCCTTCGTTAGTGTAGATACTTATGAGGGAAAAAATAAAAGAATGAGAATTATTTTTTCAAGTGAAAGCACAAGTCCATTACAAGTTCTATTTAAATTGGATATAAGAGTTTTAATACCTGATAGTGTTAGGTCTAATGATGAAAGGGTAAGACAATTAAGGAGAGAGTTGATAACATATTTTACCAATAATTTTGATAACGGAAATCTGGATGTTGAATCGTTGGTAGATAATATATTTAATAATTTAGAATTAACAATAATAGAAGATGAACAGGAAGGAACAGTAAGAGAAAAGTGGTGGGAATAATGGCATGGAAAATGATAGCAGATGAAGGGGTTAGACAGGGCAAAATGTTTGACGATATAATGGAAGACATAAGACAGGAACTGAATTTTAACAGCCCTAAGTCTAAAGAAGTATATGATTATCTTATAGAAAATTATGACAGGGATAAACTATTTTCAAATAAATTCACAATTAAGAAACTATTGCCAGACCCCTTCAAAGATTTGGAAAATACTCAACAAATTCTTAGCCTATTACAAAAGGCGCAAACAGCAATAGAAGATTTAGAAACCCTGTATAGAGAAATGCAATCTGGCAACATTGAAGGTAATTTGGCTGAAAGAAAATTTGAAATAATTGAACAAGGGATAGAAAGGGGCTATCATGCCATTTTTAATATCTTAGAAGCGATACAAGAAAACTTTAAGTTCAGTTAAGTATAAATATGACGGCCTTATACGCCTAATTGGTGAGATATATGTCTGACGTAGAAGAAAAAATTGAAGATGCTGCTGAAGTGGCTGAAGACTTAGTAGAATTGGCTGAAGATTTGGGAATTATTAGTGAGGCTCAGGAAAAGAAATTGTTGGCTTTGATTAAGAAGTTGGCTCCTGGCCTTATTGCTGCATTACCTATTCTAGCCGCAGTTCTTGTCCTAAAGTGATTAGATGGCACAAAGCCAAAGTGGGTTTAATGCCTATTTTTCAGGTATTGCTACAAGAAAAGATTTTGACGAGTCTATCCTAGAAACAATTAAAGATATAGAATTGTCTAATAACGATGTATCGGTTTTTATACCAAATATCATTAAAGATTTAAAGGGTAAAGATTCTAAAAATGTTAATACTATCATAGGTAGAATTATTATTAAACACCATCCAGAAAAAATTGACGAAGTAGTAGAGGTTTTGGAATCTCTAATTCAAGATAGTGGATGGCGAAGTATTCGGGTATTTGGCGATGGCTCTACATTAGGAGACATTGACGATGAGGTTAATTTTGTTCAATTTGCCCTCAAACCAAAGGTTAGAGATTTGGCCTTTGAAAGGTTGGTCGAAAATGGCAACCCTATGACTTTGGTTAAAATTCTAGAGTATGCTAAGGAAAACAAACAAATGCCCAAGATTAAACAATTTTATTCTGACGCAATACCAGATAATTATTCCAATATAGTGAAAGAGATAGAAGGCGAGATTGACACCGTGTTTGTCAAACTTCTACAAACCCTAGATAGTGGAGAGGTAGTAAAATACAAACCTACTTCACAGGCTAGAAGAACCCTTGCTCGTCTTAACGAAAATAGATTTACTGAATTGTATAAAATTCTTGAAACCATTGATAGGGATAATCCCCTAAAGCGTTTTATGAAAGACTCTATTTCGCAGCCCGCTAAAATTAAAATTTTAAGAGACCTATTAACACAATTGGAAGATAAGACAAAAGTGAGAGGGCAACTTGCCAATGTAAGTGCGGGAACTAAAACTGCACCTAGTAGAACTATACAAGGGGAAAAAGCCTCTTGGAAAAGATTGTATGGTGAACTTACCCCCAGACAATTTGTTGTTAGCAATATGCTTGGCGTAGATATACCCGAAGAACAAAAAGAAAGAGAAATAGACAGACAAGTAAATCTAATTACTGGTCAAGGTAACAATTCTCTAAAGGATGCCTATAATGAGATTAAAACCCAAAGCGTTGATATTACATATGGGGACATTAGAAGAAATAAAGGCTTTAGAACATTCCTTTCGGAACTCATTTCTTATGACTCTAGATTTTTTGGTAGTGATAATCCCAAAAATATTTCACGGGCAAAAACTCCACTATACCCACTTTTAACAATCTTGTTATTAAATCCACCCATAAAGACTCCTAACGATTATCAATTCATAGATTCTTCAATTGGACCTATCGGCATGGGTAAAGCGGTTTTAGAAAATATGCTTTTTATATTCGATAAATTTAATATTAACATCAAGGGTGAGTTTAAAGAAAAGTTTGAAAGATATTGCATAAATGGTAATGTCAAAAAACTTGATGAACTTAAAAATTCTAACGTTAATTTTCAAGAAGTTGAAAATGAATTAAACGAATTTGTAGATGAAAAGGCTTCAACTATTGTTGAGGTAATTTTAAATAATATACTAGAACTGCTAGGAAACATCAACTCTAAACTCACCTACTATAAACCTTCACCGAAGGCATTTAGAGAGGCGGGTAGAACTAGACAAATTGCGGAGGGCGAAATAGATACTGACACCGCTATTGAATATCTAGAATATATAGGACTTATTGAGGAGAGAACATGACGAAGGAATTAGAAGAAGCACTTTTGGCTAGAGAAAAAAGTATAGTAGGAGGCAAAATTAATGCCTTTAGAAATCTTGACGACAATCTTATGGAAGAGTATTTGGGTGAAGATTTTCCGCTTATGGAAGAATTAAGACTTGCTCTAGTGGGTCTTAATCTCGGAACTGACATCGCTACATACAAATTAGCGGGTAGAAATAGTGCCAACAATATGCAAAGATTTGAGGGAACTGGGGCATATCAAAAAGAAAATGTTATCAGTAGCGCAGGATTCAAACTTTTTGTTAGGCACGTTAAGTCGGCCTATAAATCAATGATAGAATTGATGAATGCTGAGGAAGGCACTTTTTCCATAACAAGAGAACCTGATGATGATTTAGTAAATACAATAGAAGACATGAAAGATGAAGAGGGTGTGTTTAGACAAGATGAATTGGGAACAGTATTAGATAATATGTTAAGACCTAAATCTGGTAAGGTTAAGAGAGGTTTTAGCACAACCTTTTTTGAAGTTCTTTCCGCTAAGTCAAAAACTAATAGAACAATGATTTACAATCATTGGGAAGCCGTATATAACAATTTTAGGTCTTTTGATATACCAGATGAATTTAGGGTTGCCTTTGAAGATGCCCCTATATCTGATGAAGAAAAAAATAAACTTCAAGGACTTAAACTCCCTGTATATATTATGAAATTTCCACAAGTTAATATTTTGCAATATGGAGATGACAAAACGGCCATTGGGCTACTAAATGATTTTATGGCATCCCCATCAATTTTGGGCGAAACTATGAGTAAATATAATCAATATTATAGAAGGGGTGAAAGTGAATTTACATCAGAAGGGGGAGGCGATGAAGTTAATCCTGATGAGGTTGCCGAAGACGTATTGGAAAATATAGACGTTACTTTGGATAAAGATGGCGACCCCCTATACATCATGGAATCTATAAGAGGTTCAGAAATATTTGCAGTAGATGATGTAATTGTAGGAAAGATAGAAGCATTTTTTGAAGAAGAGTTAAAGGGAAGTAATTATAGTAATGAAGTTAGAAAAATTTTAACAGAATCACTAAAAGAATTTACCAAAGAAATTAACATTGGAGTTGTAAATAGAGAAGAGTATTATCTCCCTATGTTAGATAGTAACATTCCTGTTATAATGGCCTTTAATAGACTAAGAGATACGAATGAAGGGCCAATGAGTGTCCCAATTCAATATGAATATTCTTACCTAGAGATAGATATTGGGGAAAGCAACATTCCTAGAATTAAATTTGTAGTAGATAACGGGATGTATTCTTATGACGCACTTTGTAAGAAAATTAACCGTGATGCTGAAAGGGCTTTCAAAACTCTATCTAGTATGATTAAAAGACAACCGAGAACTTTTATGAGTAGAAAAAACATTAAGGCATTGGGTTATGGTGGTGTAGGGACTTCTTATCTTTCTGGTATTGGGCCAAACATTACGGGTTTAATTCCCGAATCTGGTATGGAGAGCGAATATGTAATGATTTTAATTAGACGAGTTATCGAACCTCTTTATATTGAGGAAATGAATGGTAGATTTTTCTTTGGTAAAGACGTTCCAGAATTTATCAACACGGAAGCCTATACGCAAATAAAAGATTCTGTTAGAAAAACTGTGGGTCGTCAAATTAGAACGCAGGGAGTATCAGTAATTCAACCTAGAGATTTAGATTATCTGACAACATATTTTAAATCTCTTAAAATGTATAGCAGGACAGATTTGGGCAACCTTAGAACACAATCTAATAATGCTGCTGAAGTGTTTAACAAGATTGCCAATCTAGCAAGCACTTCAAGGCAAGAAAGAACTAGATACAATGAAAGAATTCAAAACGCATTGGGTAACATCATCTTCGACATTTATGAATCGCAGGGTGTAGACGCTACACAAATTAATCAGAAATTTATGGACAGACCGATTAAAGAATATGAGAATGCGGTTGGTGACGATAACTTAATTATTTCATATTTGATGGAACTTCTTTCTGACCCCGACTTTAAAAAATACGCTGTTAGAGAAGGTGGAATGCAGGAGAATTTGGCCGAACTTCAACGAACTTTAAAAAGTGGTCTGTTGAGTAGAATTTATGACGACATTGGTGATAATAGTTTGAGTAAATCCCACACTATTATCACAGATATGATTAGAAAATCAAAAGGTTTAAAGATTTACAAGGCTTATATGGATATTAATAATGTGGATGATGTTGATTATGTTATAGACTTAATTTACAAAGAAGACAGGGTAGATATTTATGCCCATGATATTGAAACTATTCTAACTCTAAATATCTCAAATGATACTATGGCGACAGGTGTTGGACTAAATCCTAAAATAATTTATAAAATTAAGGGGTTGTTTAGATGAAATGGGAACATGTTCTTAAGAGTTTGACAAATCCAATCTTAATTCCTAGAAAGCCGTTAGAAACTTTGCGTGATAATTTAAGTGAACCTATTGAAATATCTAGATTAGATGACCGTGAATTTCAGTCTGAAATAATAGTGGGTGTTGAAATTACTCTTACTTTGGCCGATTACTATGACATACCTCACCAATTTGATAGAAATAACCCACAAGATGTTTTTATTGGTTATGATTTTTTGGATGAAGGTCCACTTGTTATGCAAGAAGATAAATATATGATTCATGAAAAATTTGATGATTTATATTATAAAATTTCTAGAGAAAACTTTTTGGGTTTTTCTGCCCGTAACAGAGAATTTAGCATGTTTAAGAGATTGGACAATAAAGATTGGGATGAATTTATGAGGGAGTAAAATGGATTGGCAAAATGTCTTGAAGAGAAGGATTGAAACGTTGGCTGATTATACCAATGCTAGTCCTAAAGAAAGGGTAAGTTATCATGATAGTAAATCAAAGTTTTACCAAACACGTTTAAACGCATTAAGAAATTCAATAGCACATCTTGGTGAAACTAATCCTAACATTCCTTTAGAAGAAGATATGAGAGAGTTACAAGAACTTAGAAATTTTCATGCGAGACAGGCAAGAAGAATCAGAAAAAATACAATTATGTCGGATTACTTTTCTCCAGAATTAGAAGAAGAAAGGATGAAGGTTAGGTTACAACAAACTCCTAGAGGTGTTTCAAATCCTGTAACAGAATTATCATTGGAAGAATATGAAAAATTAACCCGTGAACAAAAAATGAAATATCATAACAATATGAAACGTAAGAAGGATTTTAAATTTCACCAAAGACAGGCGAGTAGGTTATATGCTAATTTATCTCAACCGACTACCCCTACTCCAAATTTAGGTGGTGAAACAAGTCAGGGTATAACCGAAACTAAAGAAGAATATGATAACATGACCACAGAAAATAAAATGAAATTTCATAGAAAATTGGCTTCAAGATTTCTTAGAAAAGATAATGCGAGGCATAACTTTCACGAAAGAATGTATGGTAGGTTGCAACGAAATAGCCCACTACCTGTATTCTATTCACCAGAACATGAGGAGGAAGAATAATGGACTTACTAACTGAAATGGACATGAAAGCCTCAGAAGGCAACTTTGAATATTTCTTCACCAATGTTCTAGGTTTTGAAATGGCCGACTTTCACCGTGAATGGTTAGAAAGAGTAGAAAGTTCACAACGCACAGTTACCATTTGTAGCCGTGACCACGGTAAGTCTGTATTCTTCCATTCATGGTGTATTTACCAATTAATTTTTCAACCTCCCCCATATGAAATTATTTACATTTCTTCTAACCAAAAACAGACTTTAGTTCACATGAAGGACATTGATAGAATGTTCGATACTGTTCCCGCACTAAGAAAATTTAAACCTAAATCTGGTTGGGCAGTAGGTAGAATGGAATTAACCAACGGTAATAGAATATTAGAACGTTCTGTCGGTTCTCAAATCCGTGGTCTACACCCTAACGAAATTATTGTAGACGACCCTATGAAAGAATTTAGCCTAACCGCAATTCAAAAAGTTACAGACTGGTTTTGGGGCGATATGATTCCTACCCTCCACCACACATCTTCACTTAGAATGATTGGAACTCCTTTTACCTACACAGATATATTTGCCGAGTTAGAGGAAAACTCGGAGTATGACGTAAAGAGATACCCCGCCATTTCACAAACAGGCGATGCACTTTGGCCTTCACGTTGGGATTTAGAATCACTAGAAAGGCGAAGAAACGAAATCGGGTCATCTAAATTTACAAGAGAATATCTTTGCATTCCCATTTCTTCAAACACAATGTTATTCGGCAAAGAACACGTTGATAATTCTAAAGATAGGACAAGCAAACTTTTGTGGCACGGCAACACAGAGGCTTTCAAATATTACATTGGTTATGACCCCTCATTGTCAGCCGATGGCGATTACACAGTAATGATTGTTATTGAGGTAGACGAAGATATGAACAAAAAGGTTGTGCATATGGTGAGAGAAAAGAATATTGATTTCAGAAGCCACATAACCCGCATATCCGATTTATGTCAAAGATTTAAGCCAGAAGTTGTAATGATTGAGACAAATACATTTGCAAAGTCATTCTCAATGGAACTCAAAGACATATCAGATTTTCCTGTAAAAGAATTTACAATGAGTAGAAAGAAAAAAGAAGAGATTATTCTCAATCTACAAATGAATTTTGAGAATGGTAAAATTATCCTACCTTATGCTGATGACCAAGCGAGGGCAGTTACAAATACTATCGCTATGGAACTTGAGGCATTTGGTATTAGCACAAAGGGTAGAATTGAAGGTTTGGGCGCACATGATGACACAGTTATAGCACTAGCGTTAGCAAATTACGCCACAAAGTCTTTTAATGACACCTTTGTAGACATAGATGGGTCGGCTTTGTTTGGCGGTCCTTCTAACAATTTTGGAGGTGGAATATTTGGAATTAATATGTAAGAATGAAGAAATTGATACAGAAGTTCTAATTAGCGAATTAGAAGAAGAACAAAGAAGGCGTAAAGAGTTTGAAGAGGAAATGGCTCAAGATTTGAACAAGTGGATTCAGTACCAAACCTCAGATGAAACAGAAATAATAAAAGACATTTCAAAAATTTACTCAATGAATTTATCAGATGCTAGAGATATGCTTGGTACGTTACCAGAAGAACCCGTTGTTGATGGTAAAAATATCCCCGACCTCATTAAAGAGATGCGTTTAATTAGAAGAAAATTAAAAGGTGGGGCTAGAGATAAAATGACAAAAACAATTGACACAATGATTGGTGCATATACTGAACATATTAATAAGTCGATTGATTCCATCTATTGGCTTAGGCCATATCGTAAGGCGGTTAAACTTCTAATTCCAGACCTTTCTACTATCAGAAAATTTCACCACATTAAAGACGGTGCAACAAGAAAGAAAATTATTGATAAACTGTGTAAGATGTGGGAATCTAATATTAACAAGGGTAAACTAGACTATGGAGAAGATTACTTCAATTGCTGTAAATCTTTTAAGGAAACGAAGAAAGAAATTAAATCAATTTTAAAAGAAATTTCACATCAGTCAATCCGCAAATCTAGACAACATGTTTTGGATAAATTGATTAAAAATCTAGTGTGTAATAATCCAGGTCTTACTTCAAACGCAATTCATTCTCTATTGCCAAAATCCTATCACCGTTCTACTACACCTCAAACTATTTCAAAAATGTTGAAGAGAATTGAGGCTACTAACGTAAATGGTGAATATTATATTATTGGAGATGAAATTAAAAAGGACTTGTATTCTTATGTTGCGGGCTTCATTGATTCTGATGGCTACATTACAATGGACTCTAATTTTTCTCCAAGAGTAGGAATGGTTGCAACGGGTAATCGAGGAAGGGCTTTCTTTAAAGAACTTGAACGGGAACTCAAATGCGGTCGTCTACACTTAGACCAAAAAGTAGGCGAGAATAATAGAAGTCAGCATCGGTTGAACTTTTATAGTCAAAATGATATTACTAAAGTATTGGACAAGTGCATACCTCACCTGCGAATGAAAAAAGCGCAGGGCGAGTTAATTAGAGAAGCAATTAGAATTAAAAAACATTTCAAGAAAGAAGCGTGGGCTAAGGATAGGGTGAAGGAAATTTTCAAGTTAATCAAATGGGAAAATTGGAAGGACTCACGGTTTCAAGGTGCTAGAGAATTTGAGAAATATGAAATTTATGAGGACGACATCGCAAAGTTTAAAGAAAATAATAAGATGGCTTTAATGGATGAGATGGACTCAATTGTTAAGGAGGACTAAAAATGGGACTAAGAAGTAGATTAAGAAATTTGATTAGAAGACAAACACCGACTCCTAAAGAAAAAGAAGTTTACAATATGGGTATTCAAGAAAGAAAATTCCCACAACATATTGCAGGGCAGTATCTATATGATTTGGCTAAAAATTCCACAATTGTTCGTTCATGTTTAGTTCAACTTAAGACTGAAATTTTCCGAAGAGGCTATGAATGGGTAAAGGCATTTGATTTCAAATGTCTAAATTGTGGATATGAACATCATAAGCACGTCGAAGAATGTATGGCTTGTGGTCATACTGAATTGGCAACACCCAACCCACAACAACGACAATACGCTGAATCATTTTTTAAGGACTACGTTAATAGTTCACATCAACTTTTTATCGACGTATTAAAGGAATTAGAAACAGACCTCAATGTTATGGATGATGCTTATTTAATTCTCGTTAAGGATTATTACCTTGATGATGATGGATGCGTAGTTATGAGTAGAGTAAAAGAATTATATCGGGGCGACCCCACTACGCTATTTATTGAAGTAGATGAAGACGGGGATAGAGGTCATTACAGATATACCTGTGTAACACACAGAGATTACGTTAGTGAAGAAAAACATGACCGTTGCCCTGAGTGTAATTCCATGTTGCACCCAATTGAATTTACCAATAAATCACAAGGAGAAGAACAGCACTATATTACAGGTGAAGTAATTCACTTTAGCAAATACAGCCCAACAAGACTTTACGGACACCCGCCCGTAGTTACACTATATAGTCATATATTTACACTATCGGCTATGGAAGGTTACATTAGCACGTCATATCAAAAGGCTAGAACCCCAAGAGGTATTCTTGCAGTTCAGACTAACAATATGGAGTCAATGATTAAGTATTGGAAAGGAGTTAAGGAAAAGTTAGAACGTGACCCACATTACATTCCAATTATGGGTATTGAAACTGAGGGTGGTTCTGGTGGCGGAGTTCAATGGATTCCATTTATGAACACTCTAAAAGAAATGGATTATGTTGCAGTAAAGGACGACCTTAGGGATAGAATTTGTGCATTTTATGGGGTAAGTAAAATTTTCCAAAATGATACCACTACGGCAGGAGGACTAAATAACGAGGGTCTACAAATTCTTGTAACTAACAGAAGTGTCGAGATGGGTCAAAATGTATATAATAAATATTTGTTCCCATTTTTGATGAGGCAATTTGGCATTGAAGATTGGAAAGTTCAATTGTTGAGGTCTGAGGAAGAAGATATGACAGCCCAACTTAGAAGAAGAGAGATTGAAATTAATCTAGCAGTTCAGATGAAGAATTTGGGCTTTGATGTAGATATGAATGAGGATGGTGATTTTATCTATAAGAAGTTCCCTAGTGAAGAATCTACAAAGGTGGATTTGGATGAACAAATAGAAACAGATAAATTTGCAGGAACAAACATTGATGCCTCGCAATTAGGACAATTGCAGGAACAGGCACTAATGTCTGGTAGTAGCAAACAACAAGTTGCGGGAGAAACTGAAAAGATGTCAGTTGGTCCACCGAAGAGATTTAGTGGTTTGCCCAAAGAAGCGGCTAATAACAATGTAGATAAGAGAACAGAAAGGAGGGTTAGAAGTGGACGGGATTGAGAAGGCCGTTATTAGACCCACATATGCCGAATGGGTAGACATTTATAGTGAGGATAAACTAATTAATTTTATTAGAAGTGATTCTATGGTTGCTGCAAATGTCGATTTGTTTAAAATTAGACCACTAGCCATTTATCAAAGAGCAATAGAAGAAAATATAGAGATAACGAAAAAGAATATGCCAGACCTTATTACACCTCGCACCTTCACCTCTGACCTAGACCCAACAGATATGCTCAGACTAAAAGGATTTAATACTATGAATCAGGCAAAAAAATACATTGCGGTAATGAAAAATCCAAACACAAGTAATATTGAAGTTTATATTGATGCTGAAGAAGATATTGTTAAACTTAATTTTGATTTAGATGCACCAGAAGCCCCAGTAGACAATGAAAAATATATCTTTTCACCCAATAAATTGGGATATGTTAGGGGAGGTTTAACAGTTGGGGATGAAAAAGTAACTTTTATGAGTGCAGAAACTACTAGAGTAAAATTATTTGACTTTGAAAATTCCAAAAGGGTAGATGTTTATTTTGCCGAAGAAAAAGAAGCGGGATATGACCCTATTAATGATGAATATAGCGAAACACAAACAGATGATTTTTTACCATCGGTTAAAATTTTAGGCGAACATCGTGGTACTACCACTGATATGGGGTTTGTAAAAACGTTATTAAAAGCAAACAACGTTTATTTTATTCCCCATGTTAATGGTAAAAGACCTAAAGCACTGAATAAACTGGTATCTGGTAAGTCATTAATATCATCAAATTATAGCCGATTTCTCCCCGACGTTGATGGAGTTAAAACAACTAGAACAGGCGTTGCCAATTATGTTGATAATCCTAGTTTAAATGTAGTATTGCCTCAGTTAGAACCATTACCAAATGAGTATAAAAAATACGAAGAAAAACTTAATGAAGTATTTGAGCCTAAATCTACCAAAAAAATTATAAAAAGAATGCAATATTTGACAAGACTAGAAGCAAGAAAGTCTAGAGAAGGTAGAGGTGTCGGAAAATATACAGGTGATAGAGACTTTGACGAAAATAGACCAAAACTTTATTTTTATCACAGTTTAATCCCTAATGGTGTTTATAGTCCCCAAACCAAAAAGTATGAACCCATTAATCTATTAGCGTTTTATATCGAAAGGGGTGGCAGAATGGAACCTGCTGATGATATGATGCTATTTGTAAATGAAGCATTTGTTCCTTCTTATTTCGCAGAATCTGATAGAAATAAAGATTGGGCTAGAATTTCTTGGAATGTTGCTAAGGATTCAGTTGAAGGCCTAATTTCTTACGCTAAGGATTTGCAGGTTAGATATAGAAGTAGAAAAAAAATAGACCTTGACAATATGAGCGAAAAAATGAAGAATGCATTTGAATCTAATTTAAAAGAAATAATGGAAAACTCATTCTTTAGTTATATGAGTTTTGATAAAAGGAGAGGGAAGAGATTGAAGGTAAGAAAAAGTAATATGTTAAAGAGTGCTACTGAAATTAAAAATACTTTTGAAACAATTTTGAGAAAAAATCACGGACCATTTAAACAATTTAAGGAATTGGATAAAAGTGAATTGGGGAATTTTATTGACAACATGAACAACCAAGAAAAGAAAATTTACGATTTTGAGGACACTAGATTTAATATTCAGTTTAATTTTATACCAGTAAGTGAAGACAAAATTAATGAATATATGTCCAACGCTACGGGTTTAGACTCTGAAATTACGGGTAAACTTATAAATAGAGCAAAGGCTTTAGATGGCGATTATAAACAATATTTTGGGATAAAAAATATAACTGTAACGAACGAAAGCGACCACATTGGTATGCTTGTTATTTGTTATTTCTTTAATGGGGATGAAATGGATAGAATAGAGGCGGTTTCGCTTACAGCACAAAGAGTAGAATACAGACCTAGAATTATTCAACAGGCTAGTAAAGATGTTTCTCTAGAATATCCTGCCGATGAAATTGGTGTGTTTATGTATGAAATAATGACGGGTATGAGAAGAGTTTACCCTTTAATGTTGGGAAGAAGTGGGGGTAATCCTAGCACAACTCCAAGCAAATTAGGTGCGTCTTTTATGCAGGGATGGAAAGACAGGGAATTTAAATTTGCGGATTTTCTTATTGATAATATGAAGTATAATGAAATAAGAAATGAATTTGTAGGATTTATTGTTGGACAAAGTCCATCAAATAAAATGTTTAGTTTCTTATTCACAGATTCTACATTAAGAGGTGCAACGTCAGCAAATATGGTTTGTCTCGGAAAAATGGATTTGTTCTATTCATTAGATGGAGGGGTATTTAAGGGCGAAGACCTTGGCTCTTTTTCTAGGTCTAACTCACTTTATTCAGAAGATATGACCTTTGAAGACTTTAAGCGAAGAGTGTCAATAGGACTTAATGCTACTGAATCTGGTTCTTGTCTTCATTTTGCAAAAGGGATAAATAAAGGCGACCAGTTAGGCACTTTTGCGGCTACAACTTTTTTAACGGGCAACCCAAAAGATTTTTTGGCGGGAAAATTTACTGAAGATGTTAAACGAGGTATGTTGCCTCATGGTCAGCAAGTGGAGAGGCCGAAGAAGAGAATTAAATTGCACTATGAGTTATATAAAAGATACGGCACAGAATTTGAAGAATTTATTAAAGATAAGGTTAGAAAGGCTGTTGAGTCGGGTGAAATAAAACTAGGTTCAAAATATGTAAAACAGGGTTCTGTAAGTGGTGATAACTTTAACCCTACTAAACCCAATCATGCAATTATTTATACTCCACCAAAAACAGAAGAACCTGATGAAGAAATAACTAAATTAAGAGAGGCTGAAAATGTGCAATCTTTACTGACAGTAATTTTTAGAGACGTAAATCAAAGACTTCCTACTGCCTCTGAAATGGAGGAATTTAGTGATATATTAGGAGAATCTAATACTATGCTGGAAATAAGAGATAAAATGGTTCAGATAGGTAATAGAGGTGAATAAAATGAGCGATATGATAAGAAGAAAATTAGACGAAGCAAAAAAGAATTTGAAGAAAATTGAAAAGGATGTAAATAGAGAACCTCCTAAAGAACGTAAAACTAGAGACATGACAATGAATGTTCCTGAAGTCCCACCAGATACATTTAAGCCAGATGAAAATATTCCAGGCTTTATTTCAGGTGGACCTAAAATGAGTAAGAAATGGAAACAGGTGTAAGAATGGTAAAGAGAAGAAGTAAGATGCAATTTGGGGGCTTTACAGATGAACCCCCTTCTATGGTAAGCACATTAGGTGTAAATAGTATGAAGGTTATTGCTCGTTACAAAAAGACTTTAGATAAAGATGATAAACTTAAGATAACTAACGTAAAATTAAATCAACTAATGAAAGCCATTGTAAAATTTGCTGAATCCAATCAACCATTCCCATATGAAGATTTTGAAAATCTATTTACAGAAGAAATCATTGACAGGATAATTAGAGTGGAAATATTGAACATGGGAGATTCGCTATACGAAATTGATAAAATTATTGAAAGTAGTGAAATAACTTCAAGAGAATATATTCCCGATGAAGATAACCCGCTATACGGAAGACAGACGATGACGGAAACCGCTATTGAAACATTTGAAGGTAGATTTGACCCTCAACTTGTCCAAAGACCAACTTCTGAATCACGACCCGTAATGGATGAAGTTATTACTGCTAAAATTTACCCTAGAAGGGATAAGGCCACACAAAGAAAATTTAGTGTAAATGCTAAAGAACCAACAGTTTCTAGTAATGAGGTTGCCTTAACTAGAGCAAATCTATCAAATGATAACATTCTAACAACTGCTTATAAACAAATGGCTAGAACATTTGGTTTAGGATTTAGTAGAAAGGAAATTCTAATGCCATCGGTTATGAAAGCCATGTATTATAGAATGGCACAATTAAAGGCTAAGAAAAGAGACCTAATTACAGGTCCAGAGTTTACAAGTAAATTCCAACAGACAATTAACAATAAAATAATGCCCCTATTGGAAAGAGGTTATCAAGTCCAAACCTATGAAGGTATAATAGCCAAAATAGCGAGGGATGATAAAAGATTCTTCGCTAAGGAAGACATTAAAGAAATGTTTGCCTATTTCCTAATCTTCAAAGATTATGAAAACGTTACCGAAGAAAATAAAAAGTTAATCAATGATATTCTAAATCAAAGATTCGCATTGGGCGACGAACAACAGACACTAAGAAGAATCCTATTGGACATTTACCGTGAATTCAGTTTTGGAACTTTAGGAAAACTAAACGAAGAGGCTAGAGAAGTTCAAAGGTATATTCAAAGTGGCAAATTGAGACTATCAATGGACTTCCTCAAAGCCGACATATCTTCTCTTGATGAGGATAGGAGAAGGGAGATAAAGACCATATTGCAAAACTCTCATCCCACAGAATACTTTGGTGAAGATTATTTGAAGTTAGGAAAACTTATAAATATATTGGGCGATGTGGCTGATACAGACGAGGAAACATTATTGGAAGAATTGGGTGTTGAGAATCTACAAATGGTTAAAAAGGCAGCCGCTTTGAGAAAAATATATGAAAGACTTTATAGGACTCTAAGAGATATTGTATATGAGGAGAAATAAACATGGAAGAAGAAATTGTAAATGTATTAAAAATGCTAGTAGAAAAGGTTCAAGATTTGGAACGTAAGTTGCATGAATCAGAAACCACATTGATTAAGTCGGGCTTTGTTGCTACAACGCCTTCACCTTATTCAAAGCCTAATAGAGGTATGCCCTCTAACAAAGAAATTCAAAGTATGGATTGGGACGATATTCATGACTTTGTATCAAGAATGGAGGGAAGATAATGAACGACGAAAAATCAGAATTTAGCCTATACACAGAACTATTGACAAGATTGCAAGAACTAGAGTATGTAATTAATAATGCGCTAGGTTCAGAAGACTTTGAAGCCGAGGTAAATACCTACAAACCAATTAAACCTAAAGTTGTAGATGTAGAAAGATTGGCTGCTAAAAATGTAAGCAGTAGTCCATCTATTGCTAAGAGTCCACGCAGTAGAAAACTAATGCCAGAAAATTTAATCTACAAAGATGAGGAAACAGAACCTAGAGAAGACCCGCCAGATATGGGAGATGCTGAAATGCCTAAAAATGTAGAGGATTCAGAACTTCCCGAAGATTCACAGGAAAAGCAATTGGAGTTGGCTTTGGAAACTGCTCTTGCCCTATTGAGAAAGAAAAAGAATACTCTCTCGGTTATTGATTCTGAGGCAAATAGAGTTAGACCGCCTCTTGACTCATAGGTGATAAATTGAATCCCTTTGACATACCTTTCGATAGTATCAATAAAAATGTTTCTTCCCTAAGAAACATGGTTAGGGCTACTTTTCTAAGTGCTAAGGATAATCCTAAAGCATATGAAAAAGATTGGGAAAGATTGGTTGTTGAATTAAGACAGATGTTAGAAGACCCCGAAATTAAAGAAAGGTTTCCTAATATCGACACAAGCCTTCTATATTCCGATGACTCTTATAATACAATGGAACAGGGGCAGCAATTATATGAGCAGTTTATGGCAGAACAAGCACCTGTTGAGATTATAAAGCAGGAAAAGCCAGAAAAATTTATTGAGCCTAACAAACCCATGTATCGTATATTTGATATTGAGGATATGAAAGAGATTAATGGTTTTACAGGAGATTTTTTTGTTCAAGAAAAATATGATGGTTTGCGAGTACAAATTCACAAGTTTAACAATGAGGTTAAAATTTACAGTTTTAATGGAAGAGATATTACTAATAAATTTGAAAAGTGTGTAAAAGTTTTAGAGGAAAGAACATTCCCCAATTGTATTTTAGATGGTGAAGCGGTTCTCTATAAGGGAGATGACCCATTGGTTAGAGCCGATACACTAGCATTTATTAACAAAAAAGTAGAATCTGAGGGGGATATTAAACTACACATTTTTGACATAATGTATTTTGAAGATGAATCTATTGCTATGGAAAAATTAGAAGACAGAATGCAAACTCTAATTTCAAATTTTTCAGCGCATTCTGACGAGCGAGTAATGTTTCCTAATAAGAAAAATACTAGAGAAGCCGATTCAATGGAAGAAATTGAAGAGTATGCTATGGAAATTATGAATAACCCTACATCGGAAGGTGTAGTAATTAAGGATGCAAAGTCTTCTTACATTATTGGTAAAAAGAAAAACCCTAAGTGGATTAAGTGGAAAAAGTTTGTAGACCTTGACGTGATGGTTCTCGCAGTTAAAGAAAATAAAAATGGCACATTTGGTTACACAATCGGTATTGGTCCAGTTGAAGAAGATACCCCAAAGGCATTTGAACTTGAAGGTAAATTCTATATGAATTTGGGTAAAACCACAAATACAAATAAAGAAGTGGAGGTTGGTAAAGTTATTAGGGTTAAGGCTGATGAAATTATGGGCAATCCCAAAAAGGGTTTTTCGCTTTTCAATTCTAAATTCCATGAGATTCCCGAAGCGGCTGAACCAGAAAAATTAATCACCCTAGAATTTTTAACCAAAGATGGAAAGAAAAGTTTGGGGGATTACACTATTGATGCTCTAACAAAATCATATACAATTACCGATAATGTTCATGGAATGGCTAAATTTGACACAGGTTTAGACCTTGATGGTTTTGTGTTTCACGGATTTAAAGATAAAAACCTTATGTCTAAAAATGCCCTAATTAATAAAGATATGTGGGAAAAACAACTAAAGGCTGCCTATGGAAAAGACAATGGAAAGTTCTTTATCTTTGTTCAACAATTGTTAGAAAACAGGTCATTGAATGATGAACAGATTTTTAAAGAAGGTATAAAGTATGATGCTAAAATGATGAATCGTTTATTTGGAGAAAAAAACGGTTTGAAGAAAATGCGAGACAGACTAAAAAGAGGCGGTAAAGCATACGGAATTGAATTTAAAAGTAGCCCAACAGGTTCTACTCGTTTTACTTATGATAGCAATACATTAGCAAAATCAATAGAAAGAAATGGCAAATTTCAACTATGGGCTAATAATGACCGTAATCTTTACTTTGTTATAAACTATAAAGATGATAAGATGATTTGGAAAATTGACACTAATTCAGACGAAGAAGTATATGACCTTTTAGGAGAAGCAGGTAAATATCCCGCTACTGCTACTAAGGACTTAGAGCAAAAAATATTATTGGACAAAGGTAATTTGATTTTGGGCGCACAACGAAATGATTACCATGAGTATATTATCAAGGGGGAGGACATTGTTTCAAAACTTCACGTTAGATATTTACCCGTTGATGGTAAAGAAATGTTTTTAGCATGGACGGGGTATGAAAACAAACCGACACCTGATTCATCAGATGAAGGAAAAATAGATATTTATGATAAAAATTGACTCATTTTTCAAGAAAGTTTAATATAGTCGAACATACAAATATAATATCATGCAGTTAAGGACACCTATGTTTGGAGATGACTTACATAGTGGGGGAGAACTTGTTATTCTCAAGGAGGATAAAAATACCGTAATTGCAGGTTACGCATCAGTAGATGTTGTAGATAAGCAAAATGATAAGATTACGTTAGGCGCAATTAAAGAAGCGGCTGATAAATTCATGAAGCAAGACAGATATAGAAATGTGATGATTACACATTCTAATGTGCAGGTCGGAGAAGTGGTAGACCAATATACAGATTCCAATGGTAAAGTCCTAAAAACAGGCGTTGATGATACAGGGTTTTTTGTGGTGATAAAATTAAGAGATGATATTGAGAAAGCGAAAGATGTTGCGAGGGATATTCGTCGTGGCAAACTTCGTTCTTTCTCAATTGGTGGTCAAGCAATTAACAAGACCAATAAGTATGATTCCGATACGGGAACATACAAAGAAATTGATAAACTTGAATTGCATGAGATTACCATTTGTGAAGAGGGAATTAATCCCGAAGCCAAGTTTAATATTGTAAAGGAGGACAAAAAAATGAGCGAAATTGAAAAAGCACTAAGCGAGTTTAATGAAGTAATGGCAGAACTTAAGGAAACTATCCAAAAGGAAGATGAGAAAGACATCGAATCTATGGATAGTATGCAAGAGGAAGGAGCCGACATCTCAATGGAGGATGTTGATGAAGAAGAAAAGGCTGATTATGACGATGATGAAGGAACCAGCGAAAAAGGCGACTATGAAATGGAAGACTATGAAGCGGGTGATTATGATATGGACAAGAAATCTGAGGAAATTAAAACTCTTGACCTATCACCGTCTAACATCGAAAAAGCATATGAAGCATTTAGAGCCGAAAAAGAAGAAGAGAGAGCCTATTCAGTTATCAAAGAACAATTTGAAAACCGCTACAAGGAAGAACTTCTAGTTGAAAAAGCCGAGTCTGAAAAGGCTAACTTTGATGCACAAGAAGCAATTGGTTCTCTTGCTAGTGAACTAAGCGAACTAAAGAAATCTTTGGAGAGCGACGTTATCGCAAAGGCAGAACAAAGAGAGGCTAATACCATAACTGTTGGAGATATTGCCAACATGTCATGGGAAGAAGCCCATAATGAATTTTCCCGTTTGAAGGGGGGTAACTAAACATGAGTGGATATTTTAAGACTATCGGAGACATGGAGCGAGCGACCTATGGTATGGGAAGCGACAACATTTTGAAATCAACAGGAATTACTACGGGTATTGAGGGAGCGCACTTTGATAACGCAACAGCCCAAACAACTGAACTTTACAATATTGTATTTGGACAAAAAGTTTGGTCAATGATTAACCGTGAAATGAATGCACTTTCTATGCTTCCTAAGAAGCCGTGGAAGTCTAGCGGTTGGAGAATGTTGAAGAGTAGAGCAATTGGTGGACAAGAAGACACTTTCTCGGTTTCTGATGCTGATGACTTGGGTGGACAACCAGAAAACCAAGCACTTTCTAGCATTACTAACGTAAAGCCAGATTACACAACTCTATCTGTAACACCTAAGACTGTTGCACATACCTTTGAACTTTCTGAGATTGCTCAACTTATGGCAGGTCTTGACGATGGTATTGGCGACCTTATTGCTAATTACCGTGAAGAAGTTGGAATTACTCACGCAGAAGTTATGAATGCAATGGTTTTGCAGGATTTGACTACTACGGCAGGAAAAGGTCTTGACCATTCTGGCTTTAGCGGTGTAGACAATGCTCTTACATCTTTGTATAAGATTATTGCTACTTTTGCTGAAACTGATGCTATGAGCAATTATTCTAACAAAAATGAATTGTATGGACAAACAAGAACTGCTAGCACTACTCATTATTTGGAATCTTACGTTGATTCTAATTCTGGTACAGATAGAAACCTAACCGTTAATATTCTAAATACTGCTTTGAGAAACCTTATGTCAAGAGGTGGAGACCCTAAGGTTATTCTAACAGGGTATGACACTATTCAGACTTTGGGTGAATTGCTACAAGCACAAGAAAGATTCATGGGTCGAACAGAAGTTGTTCCTTCCCATTCAGGAATTAAGGGTGTTTCTGGCCGAGAGGTTGGTTTCCGTGTTGCTACTTATCACGACATTCCAATTATCCCTGTTAAGGATATGCCGAATGGTGGTGCAGGACTTTCAGATATGCTAATTCTAGATACTGACCATTTGTTCCTTTGCACACTAAAGCCAACTGAATACTTTGAAGGTGGAATTAATTCTGATGTTTTCGGACACGGAAAGTTGGGTCATCGAGGACTTTACAGAACCGTTGCTGAAACTGTCTGTACTTACTTTAGAGGACAAGGAAAGATTATTGACCTACAATGAGGTGTTTAGTATGACAAGTACAGTAACACTTTTAAACGACCATCATGGACAAAATAGCCCAGTTGCTTTTGGACATGAATATTATGTAGATGTAGCAGTTAATTGCACTAGTTATCGAGGTGCTTTGACTCTTACAGGGACTTTTGTAGCCGCAGATAACACTTTTACTTTGACTGTTGCTGATGCTGCTGATTTCGCTAGATTGGCTGTTGGACAAACATATGCTATTACTGATTCTGTGGGAACTACTAACGATGCAACGGTAACTATTAACGCACTTAGCGGTTCTGGAGAAGTAGGTTCTGTAATTACATTTAGTGCAGTAGCAGGAAATGAAACAGGTGATGCTATTACTCTAACTCCTGCGGAAGAATACCTTTTGGCTAGTGATTTTGCTCTTAGTAAAATTAGCGCAGTTGTTGTTACAGGACATGAAGATGGAACAAATAGATACAACATTAAAACTAGTGATGCGGGAGCATATGCTAGTTCTTCTTATGTAGAATTAGAAATCCGTGTTGGTTCAACAGGAACTGAACTTTCAGCAGCCGCTTCAACAGGCGATTGCGTAAGATTGCGAGTATTTGGTCTTATCTGAGGTGATTAAGTGAGAGTAAAAAATACTACGGGTGGAACAAAAACTGTTCTCGGTAGAACATATCTAGGTAATCAAGAGTTTGATGCCGATGAGGAGTTGCGTGGTATTTTTCTAAGAAACAATTTCACTATTTTGGATGAAATTGTGGAGGAAGTGGAAGAGGTTGTTGAGGAAGTTTCCGATGATACAGCCTCTCCACTCCCCGACTTAGATAGTATGACAAAGAGAGAATTGCAAGCACATTTGCGCTCTCTAGGTATTCCATTCAAATTGTCACAAAATAAGTCCGACCTTGTTGGCCTATTGAGTGAAGAAGAGTAAGTTTTATTACTTACCTATCTTTGCGTATAACTAAGGAGATGATAATATGCCTATGAATTCAACAAAAATAACAGCGAACACACAAGTTTCTTCAATTGGGGGAACCTTTGACGGAGTAATTTACTTTAACGGTGCATCCGCATCTGTAATAAACGTATTTGATAATAATGCGGCTAATGTAACATTACCATGTAATTACAACAATGACCCTACAATTGTAGCACCCGATACTACGGGTTTGAAGGTTGGTATGTTTGTAACAGGAACAGGTATTCCCGAAGGGGCTACAATTGTTTCTATTACAGATGGAACAGACTTTGAATTAAGCGCATCTACAACGGGGGGCAATACGGTGGGAGGTTTGCTAACCTTTATTGATGGTGACAACCATATTGCTAAAATTTTAGTAGCGGCTAACACTTCTGATGTAGTGAGAGGACTTGATATTATTTGTAGAAACGGTATCAAGATTATTGCTAATAACTTTACCACACTTGAAATCTTTGCCCTTTCTAATTAGGGGGCTAAAGGATGACAAATATACCAGAATTCTCATACATACAACCTGAGGATATTAAAGAAGGTAAAGGCGATAACGTAGTTAGAAAGACTTGGAATGCGGGTTTTGCTAAGGAGGCTTTTATTGCCTTTATTCTATATGAGGCTTCGAGCATTAATGATAGCATAAAGCAAAAGATTGGTAAAACAGATACCACTTTTGGACTAAAGAACATGGCAACCTTCTTGTCTAGAAATCACAATATTGGTGGCTATGACGATTCGGAGTTTGACAAGACCAACCGTGATGCTCTAAAGCAAATTAGTGAAATGCCTTTGCGTAGTTTGATAGGTGCAGTAATGCCCGAAGAAAGTCAAACCAAAGTAGAAGGGGGTTTCTTTGACCTAACTACAAGAGAAAGATTGGGAAGACATTTATTTTATGCTGAACAGCATGACGAAATGTTGATTGTTATGAAAGAGACAAATTTGCCACTTTCCAATCAAATTACCAATCAAAGAACTTCCTCATTGTTCAAAATAATGCAATTTAAAGTTGGCGACTTAATGGATGAAAGAAAAACTAATTTAGATTTTATTACCTTCTTTGATATTTTTGATGATGACTTTGTAAGATACTTTGGCGAGTTGCTTCCTGTTTATGCTTATAAAAAGGATAAGACTAAGGTAAATGAAGAGGTGCAAAATTATCTAGACTCTTTTCAAGATAAAGAAAAGAGAGCCGTTGCTGTTATGGGATTAATTGACGGTGTTGCTAATTATCTCGATACTGCTATTAGAGAATATTATAGCGGTATATTCGACATGGGGGAAGGAACACGATTAGGTGTAATGGGTGAAATAGAAGAAAGAGTGAGTGGAGATATTTACAAAGAAAGACAGATGGGTTCAATCAAACTTTCTCCGTCTGAAATTACAATTATTCAAAGACAAC